CTTTCAACAATTCAACATTTTTTCCACAATTCTTTCAACAGTGTTTTTCGCTTGTTTTTAACGTTTTATCGTTATAAATTTATACTTTTCAACTTTTCCACATACTCTACTACTACGTCTACAACAAGTTAATATAATATACGCGCGCATGCGTGCGCGCTACGCGCGCGCGTGCGTGCGTACCGGCAGCCCCCTTGCTAGGGGGCGCTGACGGAAGGGGGTAGGCCGATAGGCCTACCCCCTTTTTCGCTGATAACTGATTTACATGGAGCTTTGAAGTCTATTTTCATCCCCCCTTCTAGGGGGGATAATAGAGGGGTTAGCCCAGTGCTTACTTGATAGGTACTGGGCTAGGTGACACCGTTAGAGCGTCCCCTTCTTCTTCGTTTGCTTTTTGATGACTCTTTCTTTTGTTTCGCATTGCTCTGCAAAGTCTGTGTTTTCATACTTTAGCCGGTTTTCTGCTATGGCTGCTGCCTGTCTGTTTTGTTTAATTCTCCACAATCTTTGTGGGTTTTCGGCTTCCATCATTTTTTCATAATAACGTGGAATTTGTGCGTGTTTTCCGTTTGTGCATTGGATGTATCCTTGTCTCCAGATTTCTGCTTTGTGTTCTTGATAATAGTTGTCTCCTAGTCCCGGTTTTAGGCTCATGCATGCGAATGGTTTTTGTTGACCTAACTCGTAGTATTGGTTTGCTTTCTTTCCGTCTATTTCGTACATTTTTTTTGTGACGTATCCTGCAACATATCTGTAAGTTTCCGGTACTGCTTGTGCTATTTGTATTTGACCCATGCCCCATAGGTCTTCTAGCCATTTACTTGTGAAGTATCCGTTGTGTTTTACCTTGTATAGGTGTTCTAGGTCTGTTGGTCTCCATCCATATAGAATCATATGGTAATGCGGTCTTGCTGTCTGTTCTCCATACTCTCCTGCCACAAAATAGCGTAATTTGCCCCTGTAAGCCTTTCTGAGGCGTTTTAAGAATTTTTGAATGTCAGTATACAGTAACGTTTGTACGCTCTCTGGCCGCTTCTCTCCCGGTTTCCAGACGTATTGTACTTTTCGCATGATTTCGCCTGTATTTACAATCATTCCTGGTACATGGTCATCGTCATATGTTAGTGTGATGAACCACACTTCTTCTTTCGGATAGTCTCGTGCTTCTAATTCTATTCGTGTTGTCCAGTCCTCTCTTTGTCTTATTCTGCATCCGATGCACTGTCCGCATGGTATTAACATGACATCTTTTCTGTACATCAAATCTTCATATTTGAGCTGTTTTCCCGATATTTCAGAAAAGCGGGCAAGTGAATACACCCGCCCGCTTATGTCTTTGTTTTCCGGGTTGTACAGCCGTATTAACGGTTTGTAACAACTCATTTTTTAATATCACCGCCTTTGCCGCCGTGTGTTGTTCCGCTTTTGCTTGTATGCGTCTTTGGTGCATCCGGTACGGTTTTTTCCGTCTTTTGCATTTGCCTGTAGGTTTTGAGCAGGTCTTCTGTAAGTTGCTTTGGGCTGCTGTAACTTGTGCTCATTTGGCTGCCTACGGCTTCTGCGAGCTGATACCATTGGCTTTGGCTTTGCGATTTGCTGTAATAGCTTGTTGGTACGTTTCCGCTCATTGTCGATACGCCTAGTGCGCTCGATGATGGCATTCCCATGCTTGCGCCTGTAATTGTTGCTCCAGATCCTCCCGGTGTGCTTGCTCCTCCGTTAGCAAATGCTAAAATAGGGTTCAGTCCAGCTTTTTTCATATCTTCTACGGCGCGTTGATAGCTAGTGCTGCTCATGCGCTCTTGGAATTCTCTGTTTGCCAGTGCTTCGGCACTGTTGTAATTCATTGCGGCATTTTGCTCGATGTGGTTATAGATTCCTTGCTGAATCGCTCCTAGTGTGTTGTACCCCATCTGCATTAACATGTTTTGACGGTTTGTTTTGCTCTGGAATGCGTTTTGTCCACCTTGCCAGCCATAGAAGCGGTCTAGATAGTCCATAATCTGTTTATCGTTTGTGCCGCCTTCACTGCTTGAGCTGCTTGCTCCTCCCCCTTGGCTTTGGCTTTGGTTGTATCCTTGGCTTTGGCTTTGGCTTTGCTGCCCGTATAGTCCTTGAAGGCCTTTTCCTGCTAGTGTCATTGCTCCTGTGACTAGCTGCGGGTTTTGCGCTGCCCATTGTAAGCCTTTTGCTGCTATTCCACCGATTGCTGATAAAAAGCTCATCTAAAAATAGCCCGGATTTCTCCGGGCTTCCTCCTTTCTTACAGTTTGTACAATCCCGGTACACTGTACAAGGGCATTCTTCTTACGGTCTTGTTTGCTACTCGGATTGCGCCAAAGAACTGGTCTTCTTCCTGTTCAATGAGTGTTCTTGCAATTTCGTTTTTTCCTTCTGCCATCCACTCCTGCGACAGTGTTGGCACTTTATCGTAGTTGTCTGCGTAGTGCCAGAAATCCAATGTGCCTGTTGCGTTGCTTCTCATGAGGCCGCTTACGCGGTTTGGCTTCATTCTGTAGTCCGCCCATGCCTCTTGGTAGCCGAACGTCTCTTCATCTCTTGGTGTGCCGGTCAGCATGATTTCCTTTTTCTTTACGGGCTGTTCGCCTAGATTTGCAAACTGCGGTACATAGTAGTCCAAGCGGTCCCTTCTGCCCCAGAATCGCTCAAGTCCCTGTTGGTACGTTCTGTTGTGACGTACGCACATTACACCGATTACAAATCCGTGCTCCTCAAAGCTCTTTGTAAAGGAACTTTCATTGATAGGCGTTACCGACATTGCACCAGTTTCGCCAATAGGTGTATCGTTTGCGCCTTGCTGTCCGCTTGTCTGCACGATTTGGTTCATGTTGACGTGATAGCGTCCACCGCCGAGATATTCCGGAATCTGCACCGTTTTGTCGCTGATGGTTACATCCCACAGTGCCTGTACCTGTTCACGGTATCTGCTACCACCTCGTGCCATCGCTTCATAGTACTGCTGCACTGCAACTGCGTTTCGCAGTTCGTTGATTGTTGTTGCGGTTACGCTGCTAAGGTCTGCTTTAAGGTATGCATCTGCAACGTAGTTATTTCCATCCAGTGTGCCTTTTCCTGTCAGTTTTCCTCCTTTTTCCGTGTTTTCAAAATTCGTTGTGCCGTTTGCTGGCCACGGCTGGTTTAAGATTATTTTATCTGTTACTTTGGCGCTTTCTTGGATGGTGTTATATCCAAATACCGGTGCGTTTCCAGCCATTGGTACGGTCACTTCCGGCCCACGCTGCGGATAAGGCAAGCAGCTTGAAAAGTAGTCGTGAAAACGGTTGACCGGAAGACATCTTCCGCCCCTGTATGCTTCTTTTAGTGTCGTTTCTGCATTTTCTTTTGTAGTTGGTGCTTGGTCTGAGTATATTACACTTTCATCGTCATCTGCTTCTACAGCTGCATTTCCTACGTTTTGGTCTCTGAAAAACTCGTTCCAGATTTTTACGTAAGCTCTTATGGGCAGTGCATTGATTTCGAATTTTTCATTTTTGGATTTTACTACTTTTGTCGGTACGCCCATGTAGTCTAGGATGCTTTTTTCATATGGCATTGCGTCCGGGTTTGGTGTTTCGATTTTGATAGTCGGAATCCTGTACTCTTTTGTCGGCATCCATGGTGTACTTTCCACTTCTCCCATGAACCTTTTGAAGTTTTTCCACAGGATTCGGTTTGGACAATAGAAGTAATAAAAATCAATAAACGCATCATCCATGACCGGGAATTTCGGTGTGGTCATTCGGATAATTGCGCTTGTATCCACCTCGAAAGTGTCTCCCGGCAGCACCTCGTCTACAAAGAATGGAATGAGTTTGCCACTGTCGAACGTGGTCAGGATTGTCTGGTCACGGTTAAACTTTGTTCGGCTTGTGTGCACCTGTGGTACTTGTAAGAAGTGGTTTTCATTGTTTCTGTTCATTCTGCCGTTTTACTCCCTTCTTCTGGTTCTTTTTTCTGTGCTTTGCTCTGCTCTTCCAGCTCTCTGAGCTTCATTGCGTTTACTTGCGCAGTTGCAAGCAGCTGGTGATACTCGTGGATGTTTCGTGGCCATTCTGTTATGTCCATTTCTATGCCATCCATAACGCCTTTTTGAAGGCTTTCCAGAAACTCCGGGTCAAAGCTTGCCTTTCTGACGATGTTTTTAATATTGCATTCGTCTGAATAGCTTTCGATCTCCTGCTGGATGTCGATTGGTTCGGTTTCCTTCAGCTCTTTTTGGTTTTCTTCGTTCTTTGTCCAGACGTATTGTCTCCGCAGTTTTTCGCCCGGATTCGAAAAGAAGGGCTTTCGCCCTTCCTCGTATCGTTTATTCATTTGGTTTACCCTCCCATACTTTGTACTGTCCTTCACCCATGACAAAACATCCGTCTTCGTCATTGAAGTCTGCCAGTTTGTGCCCTGTGTAGTCCTCCGGACTCTGTCCGATAAAGGTTTTTTCGTCCTTTGCCATTACATTGCACATTCTTGCAAAAGTTGCGTCGTTCTTACTTTCTCCTACCCATGCGTAGCACTTTGCCACTTTGTCCCAGATGCCATAATATTTGTGTTCCATTGTTTTTCTCCTTTTACAGTCGGATGCCGCCCCTCATGGGCTTTTGGCTGAGGTTAATTGTTTTGGTCTTGCGTGCCGTCACGTTGAACATTCGGCGATCTTTTGCGCCGTTCATCTTCTTACGATGCTGTGCCATTGCTGTACTCCCTTCTGATTAGTTCCATTTCGATTGCGTTTGCAAAACTTTTCATCCGCCATATTTCGTCAAGCATTTTTTTTGCGTCTTCGACGTTGGATATTTTGCGAAGCATTTTGTATTCGCCATCGATTTCTTTGTATTTTCGAGTTAGCAGCTTCTCAAGCACTTCTTTGGTCTGGTCTCTTACGTTCCATGTTTTGTGCATTACGGTTTACTCCTTTTCTTTTTCGTTGATGCTGTCATGCAGTGCATGATAGATTTCGTCAAGCTTTTCCAAAATCTGCATCATGAGACGGATTGCCTGCTTGACGTCCTTGATGGAAATAAGTGCCATGTTACACCCCCTTTCTGTATTTGTTGGGTCGTGTATCAACGTGCACCCAACTTGCGTAGACGATGATGCCGCAGCCAAATGGAATGATTTTGTTTAGTTTGTTGGCGATTTCCTTTGCGGTCATGCCTTCAATCCGGATGTCTGCTGCCATTCCTCGCATGTGATATGAGTACTTAGCACCGCCTACTTTTTTATTCCTTGCCGGTGTTCTGTATCCGCTGGTTATGTATACCGGCTTTCCGACTTGGTTTCTGAGAATATCCAAAATAGATACCAGATAGTCATCCACAAAAACTACCTGTGAACCATCCTGGCACGCAAATTCCCGCACTTTGAAGTGCTGCCCTATTTTTTCGTTTGCGTCTGTGTCCATGATATAGCATTTGATTGCCATGGCGTTCACCTCTCTTCATTTTGGATTTTACCATTTTTCTTGTCGCTTGTCAATTGTTTTTTGGTTTGAATGGCGCTTTAGCGCCTTGCCGTGTGGAGCGCAGCGGAACTCGGCTTAATCCATTCATTTTTAGCGCTGTGCGCGTTTTCAACACTTTCAACATTTTCAACAGGTTTTCAACATAAAGTTGCACAATGATTTTCGTCATTTTGACGGACTTTCAACAATTCAACATTTTTTCCACAATTCTTTCAACAGTGTTTTTCGCTTGTTTTTAACGTTTTATCGTTATAAATTTATACTTTTCAACTTTTCC